ATCCGAATATGTATCATTCGATCCAGTTGAAACATTGTTATATGATGTATTTGAACCAGTGTCAACATCGCCATATGCAAATATATCTACTGATCCAACACTAAATGTTGCTGATTGGCCAGTCAATCCAACCTGCATATCAACCACAGATATTGAGCCAATACTAGCACTAAATGATTGACCACTTAATCCTAAAGTCATGTCGTTAGGATCTAATGTTCCTACGCTTGCTGTTGCAGATAAACCGGTTAAATTAGCTACAGCTCCACCTAGACCTACAATTGTACCTAAATTAAATTCTGCAGATAAACCTGATAATACCGCTGCATTGTTTGGTGCAACTGCTGTTCCAAGAGATGTTGACATTGAAAATCCTGTGACATCAACTTGATTACTAGAAGTACCCGTTGCAGTTCCTTGACTTGCAGTAAATGATAAACCAGAAAGAATTGCTGTTGCGTTTGGTAATGTTACAGTTCCCTGACTTGCAGTAAATGATTGACCACCTAAACCTACAACTTGATCAGCAACTGCTACAGCTCCTAACGCAAAAGAAGC